AATACTGTAAGCGTTAATCGTGGTGGTACAGGTGCTACGACACTAACAGGCTATGTAAAAGGTAGTGGCACAAGTGCATTAACAGCATCTGCCACAATTCCAACTACAGATTTATCAGGAACAATAACTAACGCACAATTAGCAAACTCAGCTATTACTATTAATGGCACTAGCACAAGTTTAGGTGGATCAATATCTGTCGGTACAGTTACAAGCGTTGCTGCAACTGCTGGCACAGGAATTAGCATAACAGGAAGTCCAATTACTTCTAGTGGTACATTAAACATTACCAATACTGCTCCTGATCAAACGGTAGCAATTACAAGTGGTACAGGTATTAGTGTTACTGGTACTTACCCTAACTTTACGGTTACTAATACAAGTCCATCATCAGGTGGTACGGTTACAAGCGTAACAGGTACAAGTCCTGTTGTATCTAGTGGTGGCAATACTCCAGCTATATCCATGCCAGCAGCCACTACTTCAGTAAGTGGCTATCTTACATCTACTGATTGGACTACTTTTAACAACAAAGGTAGCGGATCAGTCACTTCAGTAGCATTGACAGCACCATCTATATTTACGGTGACTGGCAGTCCAATAACAAGTTCAGGTACATTAGCCTTAACATATTCAGGTACTGCATTACCGATTCTGAATGGTGGAACAGGTCAGACAACAGCTAACTCAGCTTTCAATGCTCTTGCTCCAAGCCAAACAAGTAATAGTGGTAAATACTTAACAACAGACGGCACAGACACATCTTGGGCTAGTTTAAGTAATGCTTACAGTCGTACCAGTTTTACGTCAACAGTGGGTCAAACAACATTTACAGTCAGTTATACCGTTGGTTATATTCAAGTTTATGTCAATGGTACATTATTAAATGCAGCAGATTATACGGCATCGAATGGCACAACCGTAGTATTAGCACAAGGTCGTGCTACAGGCGATATTGTTGAAGTGATTGCTTTTTCAACAGGCACAGTAACTCCAACAAATCTATCTGTAGGGACAAGTTTAGTTCAAAGTGGCACAAATGGTAATGTTTTAATAAATAACAATGGTGTTGTAGGAAACGTACCTAATTCTTTTGGATTTAAAAACAGATTTATAAACGGTAAGTTTCAAATAGCTCAACGTGGGACAAGTGGTACGGCAGGTAATGGATTGCCAACAACAACTGCGACTTATCCATCAGTAGATAGATGGTTTGCATACTACACAGGAGCAGCCGTTACTGTTGCTCAAGTTGCAGGATCAGGAAATAACAAAAATTTAATTCAAGCTACAGGTGCAGCAAGTGTAACTGCAATTGGTATTGGACAACGAATTGAAGCAGTTAATTGTTATGATTTAGCGGGGCAAACAGTTACTTTATCTGCTAGTATTGCAAATTCACTTTTGACTACGGTTACATGGACTGCATATTACGCTGGTTCTACGGATGTCTGGACAAGTTCGACACAAATTGCAACAGGTACATTTACAGTAAGTTCTACATTAACAACTTATTCAACGCAAATTTCTATTCCTAGTGCTGCAATTACAGGCTTACAAATTATATTTAGTGTTGGTTCACAAACAAGTGGAACATTTCAAATTGGTAATGCACAATTAGAATTAGGTTCTATTGCCACACCATTTGACCAAAGAAGTTATGGAACTGAATTAGCGTTGGCTCAAAGATATTATTATATTCTTCGTGGAGCTACAACAGGTAGTGATGTTTTGCGTATGAATACTGGATATGTAATTACTACTACGCAAGCGGAATTTGTTTTTCAACATCCTGTTGATATGAGAGCAGGGCCTACATTATTAAGTTCTGGGGCAAGCACTTTTGTTTTAATAACAAATGGCACTTATCCATCGCCTACAGTTATTGGATTTTATCAAGCAAACGTAAGAAATGTTTTGTTATATACAACAAATACAGGTTTAATTGTAAATAGTGGTTTAGGATTTGGTAATTTAGCTACATCAACAACCACTTATTTAGCTTTTAATGCGGAATTATAATAATGGAAAATTATAAACAAATTAAATTTGATAATAAATTAAATACAACAGCAATAATTCGTTTATCAGATAATGCTTGTATACCATTTGATATTGCAAATGCAGATTATCAAGAATATCTTGCATGGTTAAAGCAAGGTAATACACCACAGGAGGCAGAATGACAATAATTACATCACTTCCTCAAGTATTAGCTAATAATGGGCTTGTTGTTAATAATTTAACAGTAACAGTATCTGTTGCTATTCCTACAGGATACGCAGCTCATTCTACTGGCCCAATAACGGTATCTAGTGGAATTACTGTTACCGTACCAAGTGGGTCTCGCTGGGTAGTTCTGTAATGTTTGCAACAGCTTTTCAAGCTAATGCGTTTCAAGTAAATGCTTTTCAGATAGCAAGTTCACCTACCCCTACGCAAGTTGGTGGGGATGGATTTACATATGAAGAATGGAAACGAATTCAACGTCTAGAAAAAAAGATTGCTGAACGTCAACGCAAACTTGAACAGTCTGCAAAAGATGCTAACGCTTTCCGTAAGGATGCTATACGCAACTTAGTTGATCCTAAACCTGTTGCCAAAGTTAAGCAAAGTAAAGTACAATTTAAACAAGAGGTTGAAGCTGATATACCGTTAGCTGAAACAATTGAATTACAACGGTCTATCGCCTACCTTGAACGACAACTGGATAATCTCCAACAGGCGGTGGCACAAAGACAAGAATTCGCTAGATTACAAGCGCATTTAAGAATATTGGAAGCCAAACGCCTAGAGGAACTAGACGATGAGGAAGCCATATTATTTCTAATGTAGACCACCAATATAAATTAGCATACGAACACCTTCATGCTGGACGCTACGAACAAGGATTTCGTTTATTTGAGTATCGTTGGCATCCTGAAATTATTGGAAAACAAGCTCAAGGATATGGCCCAACACTAAAAAATGTTCCTGTATGGCGAGGTGAGTCTTTATTAGGGAAAACCATTACCGTTCAGATGGAACAGGGATATGGTGACATCTTTATGTATGCTAGATTCTTGCCAGCATTAAAGGCTTTGGGGGCTAAGAAAGTCATTGTCCTACAAGAATCTTCCTTACATTACTTATTAGGTCAGATGGAGTGCATAGATAAATTTACCAATGAAATTGATGATGTGGACACATTAACTTCTGATTACTGGATAGGGTCAATGTCTTTACCTTATTACATTAGCTTGATGCACCCATCGGTTAAATGTCTATTTCCAGTTAATAAACATAGAATTGTAGGTTCTGAGGGGTATTTTCATGCTGAACCAAGCAATATTCCTAGCAAGATAGGGGTAAATTGGGAGGCATCTAAGCAAATGCTGTACTACATCAAGTCAATGGATATGCGTGAGATGGAAAAACTCACAGGATCGGACTGTTATAGCCTAAATCCCAAGACTGAAGGCTTATTTAACGCCTTACCTGATGACGGATGGCAAAAAGATTGGTCTAAATCAGCCTCACACATGAAAGCCTGCAAGGGAATTGTGACCGTAGACACAGGAACGGCACACTTGGCTGGTGCATTAGGCATAAAAACCATTGTTTTATTACCCAAAGAAGAATTTGTTTGCTGGCGATGGAAAAATGCACGTTGGTATGATAGCGTTGTTTGTTTAAGACCCCATGAGTACGACCAAGTACCTGAATTAATAAGGAGAATGTAATGTCTGTTGTAAAAGTCCATAAATGTTGCCCTTTATGTAAGAGTGACTATGAAGAAGTTGACGAAGCTCAATTGAGTGACAAAGAAAAGTACCTCATGTACTGGAATTATGAGATAGGTTCTCCTGAAGGTGAGGCTGCATGGAAGGAAAAAGAGGCTATGACTCCCAAACAAGCACCTATGGTAATCCCTGATATTGCAGGTCATATATCTATGGCAGACGGTTCTTGGGTATCTAGTCGGTCTAAGCATCGTGAGAACTTAAAACGTAATAACTGCGTTGAGGTCGGTAATGATTTGCCAATGACACAGAAAAAACACGAATTTAGCACTAAAGACAATGAAGCTAGAAAACGTCAAATTGCTGAAATAGCATACTCAAAACTTAACTACAGATAGGAATCGCCATGTCAGAAGAATTAGAAAGTCGCAGGGATATGATAGAAGCAGCACTTGATCAAGCTGAAGAAGGTACATTAGAAGCCCCTGAAGAAAAAGAAATAGAGGTCAATGATGACCCTATTGAAGCAGAAAATGAAGCACAGGCTCGTGATGAACAGGGTAGATTTACTGAAAAAGATGAACCCGAATCTTCTACCCCTGACGAAGAAGAACCCGAAGAACAAGTAGAAGAAGTCAAAAAACCGACTACTTGGAAAAAAGAGTATGTAGAAGTTTGGGACAAGTTGAAGGATGGTAAGCCTCTTGATAAACAAGAGTTTGCTAAATTTGCTGACTATGCCAACCAACGTGAGAATGAGTACAGACGTGGAGTATCTACTTACAAAGAGGAAGCGGATAGAGCTAGACAATTAACTGAAGCTATTGGGCCATTCATCCCTGAGTTACAGGCACAGAATATTCACCCTGTAGCATGGATTAATAACTTAGGTCGGGCGCACATGGTTCTATCTAAAGCTCCGTACCAAGAGAAGGTACAGATGTTTCATAGACTTGCACAAGATTATGGAATACAATTAAACCAAGACGGCATACAAATGCCTGAACAGCAATATGTTGATCCGTATCAACAACAGTTAATGCAACAACTTCAAGCTACACAGCAACAAGTTCAGCAACTGTCAGCGATTCGTGATCAAGAAGAAAATGCTCGATTAAACCAAGAAATCAATCGAGTTAGTAGTGACAAGGAGCGGTTTCCGCACTTTGAAATGGTAAGGGAAGATATGGCTCAACTCCTTGAGCGAGGTTTAGCCCAAAACCTAGAAACGGCTTATTCGAAAGCTGTGCGTATGAACGATGAAGCCTACAAGTTGGAGACGGATAGACTCCTGAAATCAACTAGTAGCCAAGCATCTAAGGCGCAGCAAGTAGCACGAGCCAAAGCAACTGCTATTAGTCCACGATCCGTTACACCTAGCGGTCAAGTGTCTAAGGGAGATGCAAAGGACAGACGTTCATTATTAGCCGAACAATTAGGTCAGGCGATGGACGGCAGGCTTTAACTTAACTTAAATAAAGGAAATATCATGGCATTCGCAAATAGCGCAATCACCGATATTATCGCTACTACCATTCAAAGTCGTAGCGGTGTGTTGGCAGATAACTTGACTCAAAACAATGCAATTCTTCAGCGTTTAAACTCTAAGGGCAATGTACGTCCCTTCTCAGGTGGTAATGTCATCCTTAATGTTGGGGTCACTCTGAATTAAAACTCAGATGTGAGAATTCTCTCTGATTGACTTGGAACTCCCGAAGGGGACAACAAGGGGCAAGTTTAAATACAGCCTGAACGACTAAGCGAG